GGCGTATATCATGGGATCTATTGATTCAATTTGTTTCTCCTGTATATCAATTGGCAGATAGTTCGACTGTTATTACGAAGTAGTAATCGAGAGGTTATCGGTTCGAGTCCGATCGGGAGAGTTTATACAACGTGTGTATTCCACGTTGTAGAAACTCAAAATGTTTGAAAATTGTGTGAATTTACCCTGGCAATCCACTCAGAATGAGGCTACCCGGGCTTGAACTCACAGTGTGGGTCTAGAAAATTTTTTCGACGCGCCACCGCGGGGAAAATATCTGGAATAAATTATGGACGCGTATATCAGACGTGATGTCGCGATCGACCCCCTTCAAAGCCAAATTTGAACGATACAGTCCCCACCTGACTCAGATTTTTTATTCTGATAATAAGAAAGTATTGACGGGGGAGACATACGAATTCCTGCTGGATCGCCACGGTGATTTCGTGCACCGCATCTATTTGCAGGTGGATTACACCCCGGAGGAAAGTGCCTCCTTTAACCAGGGCCACCTCCTGATCGACTACGTCGACCTCCTGGTGGGGGACACCATCGTCCAGCGGGAAACCCACAAAACCTTGTACATGAAGATGATTACATCGGAGGGGCGTAATGGTGCATTCGACAGTACAAGTAATGGGATGAATTACCTCCTCGGCGGACTGGATTTCCAGGACGTGGAAAAGTACCCCCGTCCCTACACTCTGAACATACCCCTGACGTTCTACTTCTTCGGCGAGGACAAGCTGGCCCTGCCCCTGTGTGCCCTGGGGCTTCAGGAGGTGAAGATCAGGGTTAAGTTCAACAGCAAGTCCCGATACATCGTGGACCCCCAGACGGAGGTGGACGAACTGACGACCCGCCTCAGGATCGAGTACGGATACGTGCCCCTGGCTGTGCGAAAGGAATTCATGAGTAAGCGACTGGACTACGTGATGGATGAAGTTCAAGTCGTCCAGCACACGACCCAGGGCGGGGGAGTCGTCACGGTGAAGGATGTGAATATTATAAACCCCGTCAAGGGGTTGGTATTCGAATACCAAGATTCGGGTCGGGTGGTGTCAGATCCCTTCAACTTCACCCGAAAGTCGTACCCGTCCTCCCTGCAGAGGGATTTCGTAAAGAATATTTCGGTCGTCATCGGTAACAACGAGTTGGCCACGAGTCGCAGTTGTACGAAGGACTTCATGAGGACGAGTCAATTCCACAGTGGTTACGACGGGGGGCCCCGGCTAGATATCAATTCAGTTTATTACGCGATTAATTTCTGTCCCAAGCCACACGACAAGACGCCCACATCATACGTATCCTTCAGTCAGTCCACCACCAACATCCTGGTGGATCTGGAATTCCCCTATTCCTACCAGCTGACGGGTTCCGTCGCGGTGGGGACCATCTACGCCATAAGCATAAACGTCTTGAGAATCGAGAACGGGATGCTTACAAAATTGTGGTCCAACCCCTTCACCTCACTCTAGGAGATCTAGTTTTCCATTACTCAGCGTGATAACCTTGGGAGCCAGATATATGATATTCAGCAACGCTTCCAAATTGATCTCGACCGGTGTATTCACCGAGACCCGCGCGGCGGATCCGATCTTTACATACCCCTGGGTGTCTGGCTGGGCGGCCCCCGCCTGATCCTGGATGGATATGTCTGCCACCCCGCTATCGTCTATGCCCATCGACGATGACGTGGAGGGGAGGGACACCTTCCACTGGCCGTTGTAGAGTTGTGTCCACTCCGTGGTATAGTAAACATTTCCATCGTTCAGAGGTGGGCCAGAATAGGTTTTACCGATGCCCAGAGAGCTCCTCGGGGTGACCGCCCCGGTGAAGGGGTCGACGTACGGGGCGACGTAGGGAATCCTCAGGGTCCCCAGGATGTGATTGGTCCTGAAGTTGGTCAGATTGACGTCGAGTACGGTGTTTTCATAAACACTCTGAAGAAAGTGTGCGTCGTCTACCAGCCTCCCCACGTACAGGGACCACCTCTTGGATCCCTCGGGTGTCTGCTGGGTGCTAAAAATGATGGCGGAACTGTCCTTCCTGGGGGGCTTGAATAGCTTTCCCCTGAAGTCGGTTCCGACGGAGTCTTGCACGAACGAATAGCTAAATACCTGTCCCAGGTTGTTGCCCATCTCCACCGCGGCCATGTAATACGAAAAGAAGTCCTTGTGCATCGTGTCCAGCCTCTGTGTTCCGGTGTTCATGAATACCTTGGCCCCCATCATGATATTGTTGATCTTCTTGGTCTGGACATCTCCCTCTGTGGGGATGGCACTGAAGTACCAGTAGAGGCTCTTCACGCTGAGGGTCGAATTCAAGAAATAAGAATGTGATACCTTATTCAGGTCGATTTCGAGTTTGTCGGCCACCACGTTGTCGGTGCAAAACGAGTAGGGAATGGATCGGAGGTACATCTTTTCATCTCCGGTGACATTTGCCATTCCCATGGTCAACTTCACATTCTTCAGGTCGATTTCGACCAGCTTACACATTCCAGCGCTGTCGGTGTCCTCATTCTGCTTGAGAATGGCGGCGGGGACCCCTACGGACACCCTGGCCGTGCTGTAAATACTGACCCACCCCGTCGTATATGTGTCGTCCTCGGTGTAGATCTTAGACCGGTCCTCGTTGCTAAACCCGAAATACTGCTGAGCGATGCTCGACACCCCCAGGTTGGAGTCACTGTTGAATCCCTTCTCATTTTTTTTGTAGTTATTCACGAATAGCGTTGTCGTCATGTACTTCTGGCTGTAGTTTGGTTTCACGCGGTGGTTACTCTTGAGGAGTTCGTAATAATTTTTTCCAATTCCAAAATGTGTCTCACACAGGATCAGGGATCCATAGATGCGTATACTCCTCGCCAGGTTCCACGACGATCGATATGCGAATACTTTATCTTGTTCCTGGATGACCACGTGGTCGAAGTAATTATCGAATTCCAAGAATTCGAGGTCCTCGTAGCCATAGTCCCTCCCCGTGTCGTCGGAGGGGGTGAGGGGTTTCACGGAATACAGTTCCGAAACGTCCCTAAGATTGAAATCGATGTCTATTTTATTATTTCCCAGGGCGCAGAGGGGAAAGGGTATGCCGCTCTTGTACGGGTTAAAGAAAAAGGGCACGGGACAGGATATGAGATTCTGTTTCACGAGTCCCGGGCTTTCATCGATGTGGACCCCCAAATTCGTCATCTCGCCGGTTATGTTAGCCTTCTGGTAGTCGGTCGATCTCCTATGATTGTAGATAGAACTATATTCTCCTGAAACCGATTGAATCTCCCGACCCATGACCGACAGTATCATTTTATCGAAAATGCGATTTCCCATATCCCTAAAGACCGGATAGGGACTGAATGGCACCCTACAGGAGAAAACCATGGACGTCAGGAGATCCCCCATCCCCATGGGTTCCAGGGTATACTTGATGGACCCCGACCAGAAGCGGGCCCCCTTGGCATACACGTTGGTGGAAGTATAGTATGGTATGGATTCTGTAAATTGAGTAAATTCTGGCATCGTCGGGTGTTTATTTCCCGCGATGTACGTATCCTGTAGACCCACCGCAGCGAGGCCCATCTTGGACGCCAGGCCGGTATCGCCATGAACTCCCTTCATGTCCTTGGTACTTGGTGTGAATTTTTTTTCCGGTTTAAATTATAATGAACTGCGAGGAACAGGTCAGGGCAGAGATAACGCGGGCCATGAAGCCGTTCATGGAGACGGTGGGAATAGTTTCACAATATTACGTGGCGCGCTGTAACCGCAATGCAATCACCGACAACGACGTGGAGCTGGCCCTGAAGTACGTCGCCCGTAGCACGGAGATCCCCCTGGAAATGATGTTGAGCCACCTCTCCACCTACACCGTTCCCCGCCAGGACGCATTCGATAGCGATAAGTTTTCCCTGTTTCGGGGCGACGACGACCTCATGGAGTTGATCCACCAGGCCTACGATTACTGGGACGAGTGGGACCCCCCCAGCTTCCAGCTGATGCTCATTAAAAATTCCATAAACAACACAACATTTCCAGAAATTATAATCGAATCATAGGGTAGGAACCATGGAGAAGGTGCCGGCCCAGGAAGCAGCGAGGAAGGTGAAGGACGTGGAGCCGGTGGAGAAGGCGGAGGAGAAGCCTCTGGATCTGCGACCGACCGGTCCCGATTCCGGCCTCGCCGGGGTGTTTGACCACATCATCACGCTGGACTCCACGACCCGGGATCGCTCCCTCTATCCAGATTCGAATTCCTACCGGCTGGAACTATCACGATCCCTCTACAAGATTGAGAAAATATCTATGTCGGGTGCCACGATTCCGAATCCAGCCCACCCCTCCCACATTGGTCTCTTTTCCACCCGCCCCCACATCCTCTACGTCAAGTTAAGATCATCGCGATTTGGTGAAATCACGGATTCCCTGTCGGCGTCCGTGGGGGGTCCGTGGTTCGGACAGATATTCCTAGAGGATTTCGACAACCCTCCGGAATATTTAAATATCAAGACGACCCGCGACACAGTATTTCAAACGGTCCTAATTGATATAATTGAAGATTTCCACGTCGAGTTGTTTTATTATGACACCTCGACTGAAAATTTTGAACGCTATCCCACCAGTTCTGGCGAATGTATATTCAAACTAATAGTGGCCTGTTCCCTGGACAAGAGGTATGTCAGGGACCGCGCCCCGCGGCGCCTCAAGGACCCGATCGATCCAGAGAGGAAAAGGCCGAACGCCAAGATGATTGCCGACGACTACATGAAAATGAAGGAGTCCCACTGGGTGGGCGATCAAAACCAGTCCATCCTCCCCTTCGAAAACATGGGTGAGGGAATGGCCAACCCCGTGTTTATTCCGTCTGCCATCATTCTCGTCGCCACCCTGGCCCTCATGACGTATCCGGAAGTTGCAATGCTCTGAGGGTTGGATCAGCCCCTCCCAGGGTTGCATCAATCCTCGAGTCCACCTTCACACGGGCCGGGGGATCGGCGGCGGGGGCGGGGGCGGGAGGGGGGGTGGTTGTCCCAGACAGGTGTTTTTCAATTTCGTCCAGGATACGTCGAATATCCTGGAGGCGTTCTGCAACGTTGAACGTTTCTCCCACCTGGCGGCGGAGGGCCGGCGGCAGAAGTTGCTTCCATTCATCTCCGCGCGTCCTATAGTCCAGAACCTTATCCCAGAAGGCCCTCAGAACTGGGAAAGATTTAGCAAACCAATCCCGATCCCTGGTAATGAAGACCCTATTCAATTCTGGGGGGTCGGGGAACGTCAACTCCTTGGGACGATATTCCAGGTACTCGGCCTTTTCCAGGTCAAATACCTCGAGCAACATCTGCACCTGGCACATGTAGTGTTCTGGCACCTTACCGTGCTCCAGTTTGCGGGAGATTGGTGCCTTGTATTCACAGAGGATGCCGCTCTCGCTGATGCCGTCGGGTGACCCCCCCAGCCATTCGTGGACGTCGTGTCTCTTCAGGCCGAATTCATACACTTTCTCCCCCAGGAGTTCCTGGTGCAACTCCAATATTTCTCTTTCATATTTATTTCCGTGGGCCACCGCCCTCTTTCCGAATTCAGAAAACTCCTCCTTGAATCCGCAGTATTTAGCCACCAGGGTGTCGGCAGTGGAGTACTTATTCACCCCCAGGGCCTGGCCGACATTCGAGGCGGACAAGACGTCCTTCCTGAGGGCGAACCACGCCTCCGTTCTTTGTTCAATTATGGGTTCACCCAACAGTTTCTTCACGACCGGATGCATCCTCCTCTAATTAGATGTGCCCGCTATCTTTAACTGGTGATTGTTTTTGCGCTGAAGAAGTTCAACATTTTCCATCTTTTCGAGCCGACGTATCGCCCAGTAGGCTCCCTCCTGTTCGGCCGCCTTCTTCGTGGATCCCCTCCCAATCCCCAGCTGATTACCCTGGACGAAAACAGCGACCCTGAATTGTCTCGATTCGTTGTGCTCCACCTGACGATATTCGGGCAAGGCCCACCCCCGAGCCTGCAGTGCCCTCATCAGGACGTCCTTGTAGTTTGTATTGTGGAATATGGTTCTCATGTCAAATATGTCTGGGTTGAGGAGTAATCCCAGGAACCAGTCCCTGGCGGTGATCAGACCCCTGTCGAGGTAAATCGCGCCCAGGAGGGCCTCCATGACATCCTCCATGATGGAGGGATTGTAATTCCACTGTTTCTCGTAGCCCTTCTCGTCCATCAGGATGTACTTGGGAATTCCTATTTTCATCGCGATGGAGGAGAGTGTCTTGCCCTGAACGATTCGAGCTTTCATCTGCGTCAGGGATCCCTCCCTCTTCTTGTTCCCGAAAGTGTCATAGACATATTTAACGACAATCAGCTCGAGGGCCGCATCACCCAGGAATTCTAGATTTTCGTAGGACTCGCTGACGTTTTGATTCACCTCCAGCGACCTGGACTTGTGTGTGAAAGCTTTTGCGTAAATCTCAAACGAATTTACGCGAAAGCCAAGAAATTTTTCGAGTTCCTCCTGAGTAAAGGACATTTTATTATACTACACGATTAATCCTCGGTGCATTTTTTTACTCCATCAGGAAATGATGCTTCAATCGGGAATTCATGGTGAGAAACGTCAATTTGTTCCCGTTCTTGCTGGGTGATAGGAGGGCAGCGAGCCTATCGTCGGCGGCGATGTTCGTACCGGTCGATAGGTTGTTGTTCTTCACGTAGGCGTTCGCGATCGCGAGACCCTCCTTGCGAGTAGTGACGTGATCCGGGGGAAGTCCCGCAAATTCGGCAAATTCCCTGGAGATCTTACACTCCCTGTGGTAGACGGAGTTCTTCTTGCGTTCGGCCTTCTTGGACCCGGTCGGATCCTGTGAGTCCCTCTCGATCTTCTTCACGAACTTGTGAATATTCTTCACCTCCTTTTCAAGATTGTCTAGCTTGAGCATCATGTCATTGAGGATGCTCTCCATGGTTATATTATAAATGCACCCCACCCTTTAACTTACTTCGTCAGGAGGCTCCCACCGATTCCATCCTTGATGGAGTACATCTGGGTATCCCGGACGAAGGCGCCCGTATTGCAAAATCCCCCCGGAGCCCGGTTGGAGGAGTACATTCCGTTGTTGTCCTCGCCCACCCCTCCTGTGCAGTTCAGGTCGTGCTTCAGGGTCCACAGTCCGGAGGGGTCGGTCGTACCCTCGACCTCCAGCGGGGCCAGTTCGTACATCGATCGATTGTATATAGTTAAGCCGACCAGTACGATGAGGGCAACAATGAGGGGCAGGTATTTCATTTAGTATACAATTAGAATTTTTTTTTATTTCCGTGGGTGCGTGAAATATCAATTAAAGAAATCTCCCTATTATGTATACGGAGAAAATGTCAGATCTGGAAATAGAATTTACCAACGAGGACGACGGGATCATGATGGCCCTCGGTGAATCAGATAACGAGGGGGGTGTGGTGTTTGATGCCGGAAAGAAAGTACAACAGAGGAACCTCAAGCGTAGGAACAAGACCATGAAGAAAATCGAGAAGGCCAAGGCCAGGTTCGAGGCAGAGGAGGACGTCGATCCCTCAAGTTTCCTGGGAATGTCAAACAGGGGCGAGGTCCCCAACAGTGACTCCGACGCGGACCCGGAGGAGTCCAACTCTGACATGTCGGACGATGAGGGCCCCGGGCCCGAGGTGGAAACACCGGCGGTGGAAATGTTACCGTCCATGGGTTATAAGACAATCGACGATGAGAAGTTGGATCTTCTCAACAAACTGCAACGCCTCCAGTCGAAGGGACACACAGTAAAAACCCTCAACATTTACTCCGACATAGCAGACATCCGAGCAGAATACCAGAGGATCACCTACGGCATGGAGATAGATCAGGGGACCCGTTTCGCGAAGAAGATGCTGGTGACGGCCGTCAGCGGTCTCGAATTCTTGAACACCAGTTTCAACCCACTGGACATCGATCTTGAGGGGTTTGGTGACAACACCATGGAGAATATCGACGACTACGAGGCCGTCCTGGAAGATCTGGTCGTCAAATATCGAACCAGCGCCAAGCTCGCACCAGAACTCAAACTGATACTCATGCTTGGTGGGAGTGCAGCCCAGTTCCACCTGACAAAGACGATGCTTAAATCCATCGACATGTCTCGACCCCCTGCCAGCAGGTCTTCCGCCAGGGAGGGTGCCTCCGAGATGTCGGGGCCCTCCACGGGGGGGATCGAAAATCTAATGGCCAACTTCTTGTCGTCCAACGGCGATCGTCCCAGCACAGTATCCTCGAGAACCAGGGACGGTGTGGTCGAGCCCATACAGGAAGTGGAGGATGACAACCTATCAGTATCCGACATCGTGAGCGAGACTGAGTCCATGAACTCCAAAGAAATTTCCGTGACTCCCAAACGCAAACCCCGCCGATCCAAGAAGGAGGCGATCAACGTGTTAACAATTTAAAATTTTCCCACCATAGAATATATGAAACTCCTGGATGAGGGGGTAGAGGAAGTCGGCAATTTTGCCACATTTGAGAGATACGAGAAGCCAGAGCCAGAGAGGTACGTTCCCCGGGATATCTCCGGAAAAGGCTTCTGGCTAGATGTCGTGGACAACGAACTAGCCGTGATTCTCATGGTTTACATTTTGAGTATCATCCTCGTGACCTACCGTTAGTACTATTTTACACCTCGATACGCAAATCGACCTGTAAAATATTATAATTTCATGAAATTCCATGAGATTTAAGTAAAACCGCTAAATTTTTCTCGACTGCAGATTTTTTATTATTCGGTAATTTCATAATTGTTTTGAATATTTCACGAAATTCGTGATTCCTGCTATCCTCATGTACAGTGTCCAGTTTACTCTGGAAAGTTTGTGCAATACTTCCGGCGCTCCCTCTCCGGGTGGACCCGTTCCCGTGGGTGGTAATATGTGATTCCGCCCCCTTCCTCCCTACGTATAGCAATTTATCTGAAACACCAAACAATTGCAAATTAGGAATCTGTGCATAACAGCGGTCAATGAGTAGTGTGGGTTCTCTCTTCAAGACAGTAAAGGAGAGGAAACAATAAATCCCGCACATAACACCATCCGTAGTCCCCAGTACGGTAGTACGTCTTCCGTCGATCTCGGTGGGTTTACTGATAACGGTTAAAATCTGCATTAAATCGCCCAGGAACTTGGAAAGTTTCTCGGTGGTTCCGCCCTTTTCAGCACCCTTTCTTGT